GATCTCTCCCCCCTGGCGTTTCCGCCTGCCGATTTCTCGGTACTACTACTCATAGGGTTGCATATATGACTTACCGCGATAACGGGTACAGTCCTCCTGGTGGGGGGGGCCTATTCTATGACCTCATCTCATCAGGGAACTCTCCACGTGTTCGCGGTCAGCTTGTCTTGCAACAAAATGAGCTTGAAAGGTGGTGGGGACGCGGCTACGGCTGGGCCCTTGCTAACGAGGCTGCCAATGATGGCGTTGCTCTTAACATGGCCCTAGACGAATTCGCGTCCCAAGCCTACCTTTCAGCCCAGTCCGAACTCGCTGTCACCCTGCTTCAGGGTCAGCAAGCTTTGGACATGGTCGAGTCTGCTGCCAATCATCTTTTAAGATTGGCACACGTAGTTGCAACGCGTGACGCGAAGGGTCTTAAGAAATATTTCTCCATTTCTAATTGGAGATCTGTTTCCCGTGACTTTGGTCGTGCTTGGCTCGAAGTGCGATACGGCTGGTTACCGACTCTCGGTGACTTGACTGCTGCTGCTAGAATCATCCCTCAATCCTATCCGACTGGATTTTCCGTCCATGTTCGAAAGAGTCGTTGGATGCCTTACAGCTACAACCGTGTCAAATCATCGGCTGTCATCACTGCAAAAGTTGAAGTTGTCGATGCTCACCTGGTTAAGCAACACCAGTTGGGTCTCGACAATCCTCTTTCTATTGCCTGGGAGTTTGTTCCTTACTCCTTTGTGGTTGATTGGTTTCTTCCAATCGGCCAGATGATATCTTCTTTACCCGGTTATCCGGGTTTGAAGATCTCAAGCGCCTCTACTACCCGTTACGGGCGTACTGACGTTTGCAGCCGATTCTACTGGTATGATCGGTGGTATTACGACCGTGTACCTGACCAAGGCTTTGATCCATGGTTCCTCATGTATCGGAGCTCCGATACGTCGCCTGGCCTATATATCCGTCGTAAGCTGGGCATTTCTGCCCCGTCTATGACAGTCAACTCCCGAGGATTATCCCCGGGTCGTGCATATAACGCCATTGCGATGTTAACCCAATTCCTGCGTGCTAAAGGCTAATAGCCTGCGTACCGGGTCTTACTCAGAGGGAATCCTCATGTCTCAGATCATTGATCTGGTTCTGGCCGACGGCCAGGCTACTCCTGTTAATCGTACCTTCTCGGTACAACGCCCTGCTGCTGGTGATCAGTCAGCTCTTTGGTACGATCGTTCCGGCGGCATTTTTGCCGGTTTCGGTCGTATCGAGCTGTCCGTCCGTGCGTCTCAGGGTAAGTTGCCTTCGCAGAAAGTGCGTCTGACGGTCTCCCTGCCGACTCTTGCCCAAATGGGCAATAATGCTGCAGGTTTCACACCGACTCCGGTCGTCGGGTATACTCGCCTTTGCGATATTACCTTCACACTTCCGGAAGCCTGCTCCCTTCAAGAACGTAAAGATCTGCTGGCCTTCGTTAAGAATGCGCTCGGGGCTGCTAACATCGCCTCGGCTATCCAGAACTTTGAGCCTGCAGTCTAACTGACTTGAAAGGATCATCATGAACCTAGTTCATGAGGTGGCTCTCGAACTATTCGAGAGTATTGGAACTCCCCGTGCCCTCAGCTGCTTTCTTTTGCTGAAGGCCGGTGAGTACGACCAGTTGGTTGCACTTCGCTGCAACCCTGAGCATTATGAGAGTGCAAGCGATTTCTTTGATGATAACGCCTGCACTGAGTTCTTACGTAAGAACGCAGACTTACCCACTACGATCGATCGTAGAGGTAAGGCTCTCTCGCTCGCCTTAAAGGCTGAATCTGATTGTCTTGATACTAACAATCTCTTCAGGTCCCGAGCAGAAGGTAACTTGGTGTTTCCTTCTCGTGTCGAGCACGTTCTCCAACGCGCCCGTTCACTTATCTCTTCGATACTCGGCACTTGTCCTGATTGGGAGTCTCTTGAGTTTCAGTTCGGCCCCGGCAGCAGCTCGGCCAACAGGGGTAGCTCCATAACTATTATGGACAAAATCTCTTGTTTACCTGAACTAACTCCTTCGTGTCGTCCCCATCTCAAGACTTTGAGATTCTATGAGGCTTGGGTTTCTGCCCTGCCGGAGGTGACATCAAATGGTGGTTGGAAAGCGCGTCCAGTTAAGTTTGTTCGGGGGAACCGTTTTACTACAGTTCCCAAGGACGCCACAAAAGATCGTGGCATCTGTATCGAACCTCACTTTAACATAGTAGTGCAGAAGGCAATTGGTAACATAATTTATGACCGTCTCGCTCGATCCGGTCTTGATATTGCTACTCAACAGGATCGCAATCGCGATCTGGCCTGCCGCGCTAGTATCAGTGGCAGTCATGCTACTGTGGAC